AATGAACTCCTTACAATACGAGATGTACAGGATGCTACTCTTAAAAATCTAGATTTTGTGTTTGACGAAATTGCACTTGGCATTTCTTCAGGCCAATTCTTATATCCAAGAGAAGCATTACTAAACTTTGGAAACTTTTTTCGAGTTAAAGGTTCTTTATATTCGGCTGAAGGATTCTTTCGAGCATTCTTTAACGAAAACGTAGAAATTGTTTATCCAAAAGAAAGATTGATGAGAATTGGAGATACTTCTCAACAAGGTCATATTGGTGCTGAAGCCGATAACCTTTTGCAAGATGGTAAGATATATCAGATCTTTTCTGTATTAATTCGATCACCTATTTCCCTTGTTACTTGGGAGACTATGTATCGTAACTTTGTTCATCCATCAGGTTTTCACCTTGCAGCTGAAACAGTACTTGAAGGTATTGGTCAAATATCAATCACTACGGCTGAATCTATAACTGATCCTTTTTCAAATACAACAAAGGTATTTTCAAATGCAGATTTTGGATTTGGCACACCATTTGCTAGTGCATCGATACTAACACTTGATGATGCTGATGCAGACAGTGCATCTCAGAGAATGAATCCATATGTCAAAATGTCTCAATACTCAGCATTTTCACTGGACAGTATTGCATCGATGTATAGCAGTATAGATGAGTGGGGCGGATATGTTCTTACTTTTGATGAAGCAGATTCTACAGGATCTGCAGTCAGATTTGATCATACATTGAAGACAATGGATCAACGACAATTCCAAACTTATTCTTATGGTTCAACGAGTACTATCTAGAAATCATTATAAATAACACTAATTAGATTGTAGGATATAAAATGGCACAACAAAATATTAATGTAGGAGCTACCGGCAACGACGGAACCGGTGATGATCTACGAACTGCTGGTAATAAGATAAACGATAACTTCTCCGAAGTATATGGAGATATTAGTGTTTTACAAGCTACTGCCGGTTTCGGTACAAGTGGAGTGTCATTTGATAGTGGTGGTATTCGATTTGAAGGTGCTACAACAGATTCTAATGAAACATTACTTTTAGCTTCTGATCCTACATCAGATAATACATTACTATTACCAGATAGTTCAGGTACACTAGCAACTATTGCTAAGATTACACAGATTATTGATAGCGCATATGTATCATTTATTACAGGAACAGCATTTGACTCAGCATCAACTATTACTTTAATCAATAATAATTCAATTGACTCTGCAGTTGCGCTTACACTTATTGATAGCGCATATATTCAATTTAGACAAATAACATCTACATTTGATTCGAATGAAGTAACAGATATTATCGATAGCAATTATGTAAAAGGATTAACAGATAGTTCATACGTAAAAGGATTTATTAATTCAAATTACGTAAATTCAATTGTAAATGTTCTTGATTCATCACATGTATTAGCGATCGCAGATGCATCACAACTCGATTCATCTGACATTATTCAAATGATTGATTCATCTTATACTCAAACACGAGTAGATAAAGTCAATCTAAGAAACTACACAGTAGCTCAAGTTCCAAATAGCCCACCTCACGGTACTTTAATTTTCTGTACCAATGGAAATTCTGGAGCAAAATGTCTTGCTATATATGATAGCGATGGTGATGGAACTGGAAACCCAGGATTTTTTAGACGTATTGCACTTGGTGCAGAGATTAGTACATAAGGATTAGAAAATGCCAGCAATTGTAACAGATGCCCTTAAACGGCAAATTGCCTCAGATTTTTTTGAGCAATTTAGTAGTGATTCGAAAAAGTATTATATTGGTGTAGGTAGATCCGAACAATGGGATTCATCAGATACAGTACCAACACCTGTTAATACACCTACAGAGGTAGGTGGTTTTAGAGATGGACTACAGTCAGTTAAGAAAGTAACAGGTACTTCACTAGTTGTTCCTCGTAATAATTGGTCTTCTGGTAGAATTTACTCACAATACGATGATCAACAAGGTGGTTATCCTACTAGTCCGTACTATGTTATGACAGACAATAATCAAGTTTATATTTGTTTGGAAACAGGTCGTAATCAGAATGGCGTTGCACAGGCATCAACCATTGAACCTACTGGTTCAAATAATGATTCATTCAGAACAGCCGATGGTTATGTATGGAAATTCTTGTTCACTGTATCAGCAGAACGTGGCAATGACTTTATGTCTTCTAACTTTATGCCAGTTCAACTTCAAGGTGCAGTCGATTCAAACTCTACCGGTATTCAATTAAAACAACTAGAGATTCAAAACGCGGCTGTTGCTGGAGAAGTACTTTCTTGTATTATTACAAATGGTGGAGCAGGTTATACTTCAGTTCCTAGTGTAACAATTACAGGAACAGGCTCTGGCGCTCTTGTTGATGCAGCCATTGACTCAGCAACTGGACAACTGGTAAGACTTCGCATGCGAGATTCTGGTGCTTCTGCACAAGTTCAAGGATCGGGTTATACGAGTGCTAGTGTACTGATTACTGGTGGTGGATCACCTACACTAAATGCAACTGCTCGAGCAGTGCTTGGTCCAGATTCTGGTATTGGTAGAGATGCAAGAGAAGATCTTAAGTCGACTTCAATTATGTTCCATGCACCATTATTTGGAACTGATAGTGATTTTATTACTAATCAAGATTTTAGACAAGTTGGATTAATAAGAGATCCTCTTACAGTAACCGGTTCAATATTTAATAATACAACTGGCAATGCTCTTTATAGTATGTCGCTTTCTTCTATTGTTACATCTTTCACTAAAGATAAAACAATTGAAGGTTCTACTTCTACAGCAAGAGCTTATGTAGATAATATTGATTCAAACCGATTATATTATCACCAAACAGCCGCAACTGGATTTGGTACATTTGTATCAGGTGAAACAATAGAAGAAGTTGATGGTGCGGGTGAAGGAGTGATTGATTCAGGTGGTATTTTGCCAGAAGTAGATCCAGAAAGTGGAGCAATTCTGTTTATCGATAATCGTTCTCCGGTGGTTCGAACTCCTGCTCAAAACGAAGACATTAAAGTTATTATTCAATTCTAAAGGTATAAAAAATGGCAATCACCCTCAGTAATACTATATTCCCATCTAAATATAAAGATGACTTTGCCGATAGTGATGGGTATTATCGCATGCTATTTAATAGCGGTAGATCATTGCAAGCTCGTGAACTTACACAGATGCAAACAATACTGCAAAGGCAGATTGAAAGACTAGGTTCACATACATTTAAAGAAGGTGCAACAGTAAAACCAGCAGAACAAATTCTCAATAATGCTTATGAGTTTGTAAAACTAGATCCTACATCAAACGCGCTATCTACTAATCCAGCAGATATCAATGGTTTAACATTTACTGGTCAAACATCAGGTGTTACTGCTCGAGCAATTGAGGGTATTCAAGCAACTGGCTCTGATCCGGCTACTATTTACTTTGCATACACTAATTCTCCTTCTGCGCAATCTGGTACTAGTACAGTAAGGTTTACTCCTGGCGAATTAATTACAAATGGATCTGCTTTACTTAGAGTACAGATTACTAATACAGCTACAAATCCTGCGGTTGGTCGTGGAACTCGATTATCTCTTGGATCTGGTATTTACTATGTTCAAGGTTACTTTGTCTTTACTGATGCTCAGTCTACGATTGTTTCAAAGTATACTGATACTCCTACAGAAACTATTGGTTTTACTATTAATGAAAAAATTATTGATGTAGATGATGATGACGGTCTATATGATAATCAAGGAGCAACACCAAACGTATCAGCGCCTGGAGCAGATCGTTATCAAATTAAACTTTCATTGACAACTGAAACAGCCGCAAATCCTACTCTTAATTTTATGCCAATCTTGAATATTCAGGATGGTGTTGTATATCGAAGCACAGATGAAAATAATGAATATAATATTTTCGGTGATGTAATTGCAACGCGCATTAAAGAAAATTCTGGTAATTACCTTGTTAAAAGATTTAAAGTTGATATTGGAGAAGATTCTGATAAAGATCATCTTCTTGTAAATGTAAGTGATGGTGTTGCAGTTATTGATGGTTATCGTGCTGCAAGATATACTCCAACAACAATTCGAATTGCAAAGCCATCAGAAGTCACAGAAATAAATAACGAAGTCGTAGCAGCTGGGTATGGTAACTATGTTTTAGTTAATGCAGTTATGGGTACAGCCAACAATAAAGGCTTACCTGATATTAATTATTTCCAAAAGTTTAACTTAAGAAGTGCACAAAATCACGGTGGATCTACTATTGGAACATGTAGAATTAGAGCAGTTTCTGCAGATACTGGCAATTTTGTAAGAT